GGTCTTGGTAGATAAACGCCTTCATGGGTTTGCCCAACAACGCCCCCATGTTCTCGGACACAGGATCCCTAGGCTTGGCGTTCTCGGAGCCCGGAATCAATTTATCGACGTTCTTGATCCCAAGCGTCTCAAGCATCTGTTTGTGCAGATACGGCATGTCGTAGATCTGGGGCGCAGACTGCGCCATCTGGAACGCCGCTTGATACTGCACCACCCGCTGCGCCATCGTTGACGCGTTGGGGTCGCTAACCGGAATAACTTCAACAAGAGCGTAATCTTCACTACGCGCACGGCGGTCCACCCCTTCGGGGATGTAGTCATACGGCTCGTCTGCGTACTCGGCGATCAGCGCTTTGAGGAGCTTGAACTCCTGCTTCATTGCGTAGTGCACACGGGCCTGCACAGCCGTCATAGGCTTGAGCGTTCTCTCCAATAGAGCTAGCGTCGTACCCACAGGCGCTTGGGCTGACATATCAGAGATGTTCATATCGCTGATCGCGCCCAGCCTTCTCCCTTCTTGTGTAATCTTTTCTAGGAGGGCTGCAAGTACTTGGCTTGGCTCCTTATAGGGGAGCGTCATAATGTTGTCGCGCACCGTGCCGCTCGGCACGTCTACGTCTCTGAACTCCCCCGGCGCGATAGGCGTGTCATCACCCTTGATCCGAAGCCCTCGGCTCTTCAAACCGCCCGGAAGGTTACTCAGTGTGCCTGCGTCAACAAGCTGCCTGATGATCGACGTACCTGCGCGAGCGTAGCCGCCAATAATGTGGATCAACCCCAGACAGTAGAACCCAAACCCCGGCACGTACCCGTAGTGCACAAAGTGTTGACGCGGCAGCATCAGCTCGTCGGTAGGCTCGTAGTTTCTACGAACGGCGAGAACTTTGCCTGTGCCTTTGTCAATAGTGACAATGTACGGTTTGGGAAGATCTTCTTCGTCATCGATCCCCGGCAGGTTCCTTTCTACTTGGATCTCATAGAGCGCATACCGATCGTCTGAGGTCAGCGTATACCCGCCTTCCTCAGCTTTCTTCTTTTCAATATCGGTAAAGAACGCTACAGGTTCGCCAAGATCAACTTCCCTATAGAACCCAGCAGCTTGCAGCTTCTGCATGTCGTTCTTAGTCTTACGCATAATGTGCGCGACACGCTCGGCAGTCTGGATATGGCTCGTGCCATAGGGCACGATTACGTCTTCGGCTGGGACAAAGATCGATACCTGCCGCCCAAGATTCGGATCGTAGTAGACCTTCTTAAACGCAGACCCCGCGAGGCCGAGAGAGTAGAGCATTCGCTCGTGCTCTGACCGGTACTCCACCATCCGCTCGGTCAACTGATAGTTCATATCAGCACGGACACGATCAGCGGCTTGTTCTTTCTCCGGGCTTACCTGCCCAAGAATCTTGGTCTTCACCGGCCCTTGTGCTGGGAAAGTCTCCGCCATCGTCTCAGCTTGAAACCGAATTGCAGCTTCGGCAAGAAGGGTAGAGTACACACCGCACGCGTCGTCCCAAGGTTCAGTACGTTCCTCGTACTTAAACCCAAGTACCTCCAGACCTTTAACGTACGTATCTGCCCAATCTTTACGTGCAGCAATATCCGCATCGACCAACTCAATCAACTCAGAGGCCAAAGCCGCAAGCTCGCCTTCGTCCAAATACTCGGCAAGATTTGCATCAAACGGAATATCTTCTAAATCTGATGCCGCTTCGGGCATCAAAGTAATCTCCATGCTGCCGTCAGCCAGAGTTACTGACTCTGGGTTCACAATCTCAATTTCAAGCTCGGGTTCATTTCCAGAGGAAGTAAGCCCTTGTGGCGCGGCATACAGCCCTTTGTCCATCATGCTAGTAGCCATGTCAGTCCTTTATTAGTAATAGCGGTTGCGGCTGTGCGATTTGAAGTACCGTACTTCGTCTGCTTCATCGGTCTGCAAACGAATAAACCCACCTTGGCGGAAACGGATCAACGCCTGAGTCGTACTATCGCACAAGTCATCATGCGCGGCATTAGGAAAAGCCGCCAGTTCTTCTTCAACTTCTTCAGCCCACCGAGTTCTGGGCCTCCATACCTTACCGCTACGGAACAAATCGGCAACGCTATTCATACGGACAAACTTATCGTTACCTTTAGACGGGCTGTACTCGGAAATCGCCAGCCCCATACGCCGCAGTTCAAAGATCAACGGACTCCCCGCAGCTTTAGCCTCCACTACACAGGCGTCGGGCTCCCACTCCATATAAGAGTTGTATGCACGTTCCTTTAACTCTGGGAACTCCATGCGCTCTTTGAAGGCGTTTAACAAAATAATGTGCGCGTCGGCTTTATCTTCGTCTTTGAAGAACACCCCCCACGTAGTGCAGGCTGAGTAATCGCTTCTTTCGTTCTTAGTAAAGGCCGTATCCCAGCTCTGGATGATGAATTCGCAGTCTGGGGGGTCATCTTTCTCCCAAATCTGCCACCATTCCCGCTTAATAATCGCCCCTTCCTCAGAAGTCGGGGACTGCTGGTACTGCGCGTTCCATTTAGCGGGTGGGAGTTCGTTTTTAAGGGCCTCAAGCTCTTTTGTGGGCCAAAATTCAGGCCAAAGTGGGGTTCCAGACGGCAAAATGGCAGGTAATTCGATCACTTCCCACTCATCTGCCTTATCTAACTGCGCTGCACGATCAAGAATCCGCCCTGTTAGGTCTCTTACCGCCCATCTGGTCATCACTATGACGATTGCCGCACCGGGCTGAAGCCTCTGGCGGGGCCCTGACTCGTACCAATCCCAGACTTTATCGAACACTTCGGGGTTTGAAGCAGCCAAAACTGCCTCTTGCTCGCTGTGCGGATCGTCCACAATGAACAAATCCGCCCCTTTACCCGTTACTGCGCCCCCGACACCGATAGCAAAGTAGTCACCGCCCTTGGAGGTGTTCCATCGACCGGCTGCTTTTGAGTCTGTTTGCAGGGAAAGCTCGGGAAAAATCTCATGGAAGACCTCGGAATCAACCAAATTCCGCACCTTCCTACCAAAACCTACCGCCAACTCCGCAGTATGGGACGCTTGGATTACCTTTTTGTGCGGAAACTGCCCCAAAAACCACGCGGGCAGCAAATAACTGGCGAACTCTGATTTGGTATGCCGGGGCGGCATGTTAATGATCAACCGCTTTAGCTTTCCTTGAGCTACCCGCTCAAAGGCATCGGCCATGATCTTGTGGTGTTTACCAGAGACAAACGTAGGCCACACCTTGTGCACAAACTTTAAAAACCGGTTCTGGCATAACTCGCGGTCTTTTAGCTTTTCCAGCTTAGTTAGCTGCGCTTCTAACGTGCGCAAGTCAGCTTCGGACAGTTTTCCACTGTTTATTAGTACCTCAATATCCTTAAGAGAAACTTCACTCATGAGGTTCTTTGGCTAATGGTTCTTTGTCAAGATCCAACGGCCCCAAATGCGCATCCAAATCATCAACTGGAGTGACATCTACAACATCTGTATTAAGCAGCCGTTTGATGCGTTCCTTAATAGACCGCTCCAAGGTTTCGCTTGTTGTGTGATGTACAGTAATTTCACTGCGTTCGGCAAAGAGCCCAATATCTGAGTGCTTGCCCAGAAGCTCTAGAGCTTTAAGTTCAATCTTAGGATCGCCGCAGTCCGCGAGCAGCACCAGCCTATTAGTAATGAACTGGCGCGCTTCAAGCGCATCGGCAAAGGTAGAAAAGTTAAACCGCTTAACAAGCGTAGATACAGCTTTGGCTTCTGCACTGACTGACAACGTCTTAGGGAGTTTTGGTTTCCCTTCGCCAGTTATAAGCGCTTTAGCTTTGTTTAAGTCGTCTTCGTCGTAATCGAGAGACCCGCCAAGCTGTTCTATTAAGTCAACGGTATTTACAGCTACTGCAACTGCGTCTTTATGTGTTGCAGGCTGATCGTCTGAAAGATCAAACGGTAGGGGTACGTTTGCTACAGGTTCAACATTAGGCATAGCTCAGCACCGAGTATTCGGGATGCGCGAACTCTAACAGAAATATATACCCCCCTACAACTAAAAACTCTGGGACTCCAAAGGGGGGGGTGTTTCTATATAGAGGGGGTGGGGGTCTGTGGTACAAAAAAGAAAATTAAAAATGTAATACAAAAAGAAAAATATAACTGTAATACAAAAAGAAAAAATATAACTAAGTGATGGAATGCGCAGATTAATGTGTTAGTGGCCTCAGCGTGTACCTTCTTGGCTTTTGGGGGGTGCCGTACCGGTAGGGTCGCGTCGGCGCCGAGAAAAACTGGCCTTCGAACCTAACATTGTTAGGTTTTATTATTTGTCTCGCTGGATTTGCTTTTTGTGGTACGTTTTGCTATAGTTGGAATCGTCGGCTCGATGCTGACACTAACCAAACCACAAGGAGCGAACCATGGAAAACAACATTCAAACTCTTCGCGTCGAAGTAGCAAACTCTGCCGTCTCAGTCTACGGTGCAATGCGTCGGTACGCAGAAGCACTCTGCGAAACCCTCCCGGCTGACTGGTTCTTCGTTGAGCGTAGCGACAAAGGGAAAAACGAAGAGAAGGTCCATGAAGAAAAGAAGGCGCT